CGGATTACGTCATTCCGATCGACTGGTCCTATCCGATCGTCACCAGAGACGCGGTTCTCCCGATTTCCTGGACAATCAACCTCCAACGTGATCGCGTCATTCCGTCAGATTGGACCAACGATCTTAATGCGGCGAAAACGCTGACGACTGAATGGACCGGTTCTCTGAACGGGGATCAGACGGTCTGCGAAGATTGGATTACGCCTGTCCTTCGTGACAACGTCATTCCTCTCGCGTCGAATCAAGGCGTCTTGAGGGATCGCGTCTTGCCGATTGAAATCAACCAAGGAGCGGTCAAAGACTCGATTATCGCGACCGATTGGACCGGTTCTCTGACAGTGACCTCCATCCTGCCGACTGAATGGGCAGGAGCAGCGGCCGCGACCGTTGATTACGTGGTTCCGATCGAATGGAGGCTGGAACTCAAGATTGACAAATCCATCGCCACAGAATGGAGCCTGACAACAACAGCCGACGCAATCTTAACAACGGACTGGTCAGGAGGTCTGCGGTCTGACGTTTTGATACCTCTGGCCTGGACCGGTCCTTGGTTCGCGGATTATGTGGTTCCGATCGACTATTTGCGGTCTGCGATCCTGGACTCTGTAATTCCGATTGATATTCGATCAAATCTCATATCAGATTATACTATGGACCTGGATTGGACGGCGTTGACCTACACAAGTCTTGCCTGTCCGATCGACTGGAAAGCATTGATCGTCACAGACGGTCAAATGCCAACCGCATGGTTCGGAGACGTTGTTCATTATGACGCCGTCATTCCGACCGATTGGAGCTTGATGGTTCATTATGAGCCTCTTGTTCCAACGGAATGGCAGGCAGAACAACCGGCTTATATTGACGGTGGAGTGTTCGTTTTAGGAAGACGCGGAACTGTCTGGGATGTCCTTGACAGAGGTGAAGTGTTCGAGGTTCCGAAACGTGGAACCGTATTCAATTTGAGGTAAACAACAAGGGGCTGTCTCACAAGGCAGCCGGAAGGCATTAAGCAGGAGTAGCTACCTGCCGAGATGCCATGAACATCGACGCCTTTCATGGGGGCTGCGTGATGCAGCCCCCTTTTCTTTTTCGAAAGGCAAGATGTCAGTAGCAGCAACGGATTTGATTTGGTACGGCTCCGCAAACATGGACGAAACGGATGGTTCAACCCAAGGCGGGGCCATCGACGCAACTGTCAGAGTTGTTCCTGATTCGTCCTCTCTCTTTAACGCCCTCTCTAACGGCAAAGTTGACATCGTCTCCAGCAACTCTGGAGACAATTCGCAGACGGTCACGGTCTATGGCCGAAATGCCTCTGGATCAATCGTCAGCGAAGCTCTGTCCCTGAATGGGACGACATTGGTCAACGGAACGCTGACTTATGACCGGTTGGAAAAGATCGTCGTTTCCGCGTCTCACACAGGAACGATCACGGTCACGGCCCACACTGGCGGGACAACGATCGTCGCGATTGAGTCCGGCGTCACAACGATCAGGCGTCCTTTCTACAACATTTCGGCGGACGTTGGTTCCGGTTCTTCGCGAACGTATTACGAAAAGATTTTTGCCAAGAACACGAACGGAACGAATGCCTTGCTTGGGGCTCAAATCATCCTGCAGGCGGACCCGTCCTCTGTGATGTCGTTCGCGTTGGACTCTGCCGTCAATGGGACAACGACCTCAACCAATCGTCAGACGGCCCCAGGATCGGGCATCGGCTCTTTTTCAACTGCGGCCAAGAACGTTCCAGGAACGGACCTCGCGGCAGGAGACAAGATCGGCGTTTGGTGGAGTCTGACCCTCGCGGCTGGAACGGCTGCGGCAAAAACAACTTTCACGCCTCGCATTAGTGGGTCAACGACCTAATGAGTAACAGCGTTGTTGCTCTGCGGCCAAAGGTCAAACATCCGGCCGAAACGATCACTTACGGGATGTCCTTCGCCAAGGTTCTCGAATCCGGCGAACTGGTCTCCGGTGTCACGTCGGTTGTCGATCCGAGTTCAACGCTGACCATCAGTGAGAACGCGGTCACAACCGGTTCGATCCTAGACGATGACGGCAACATCATCCCAACCGCAGAGGCGATCACGTTCAAGGTAGCTGGCGGCGTCAAGGACGTGGACTACCGGTTGGTTGCGACCATAACCACAACGTTCAACAGCAATCCAGGAAACACAAGAGTAGGCGTTGGCATCCTTCAAGTACGCGACGGAATGCCGAGTTAAGGAGACGATTGCCACAGGCAGCAAAGCAGTTTTTTCCAACGGTCAGGCCGTCCTCTCACAAGAGAGGATATGACAGGCATTGGAGCGTACTGCGAGCGGCGTACCTGCGGCAGCATCCGTTCTGCGAGGTCTGTCTGCGTTGGAAGCGAAGGACACAGGCGGCGATTGTGGATCACAAGATTCCGTTTGCTGGATTGAATGATCCTTTGCGGTTGCGATGGACTAACCTCCAGTCCTTATGTCGTTCGTGTCATGCGACCAAGACGAATGAGGACATATCAGTTGGATTGAGGCGGCGATACGAACAAGCCTAGCCTGTACATGGTCCCACTAATGGCGGTCGCATATGGCGGCGTTATATGGCGGTCGCATATGGGGGGCTTAAATCCTTCGAAAAATGAAGGTCATGGGAAATCGCGGTCTCAGGAACGTTTTTTGGCGAAATTATGAGGGGTCGAAAGACCTTCGTTTTGAGGACTATGGCAAATCACTGGTTGGAACGACGTAGGAAGGCCCAGGAGGCGAAGTTGTTTGGCAAATGGCTGCAGCTATCGACTGCGATTCTGATCGCTCACAGGTCATTTGAGGAGCTTGTTCTAACGGAGATGAAAGAAGCTCCGAAGAAAACCAAGTAATCGGAAACATGACGGCAGGCAGACCACGAAAACCGGATTCGTTGAAAGTGATCCAAGGGACGTTTCGTCCTGATCGCGACGGAGAACCTTGTCCTCCTATCAGGATGCCTGGATCGCCTGCCAAACCGGACCTGGACCAAGAGGCGGCAACGTTCTGGGACCAATACGTCCCTCAACTGGTCGCGGCAGGCATCGCGAGAGAAATCGACGGACCACAGTTGGAGCTTATGTGTAAATGGTGGGCCGAGTCCGCAAGGACTCACGGATTGATAGCGAATACGGCGATCGACGATCCAGGTTATTACAGGGCGGTTCAACTCGGGATCATGGCAGACAAACAGTTCAGGACGTTGGCAGATAAGTTCGGCCTGAATACCAAGGATCGCGGACAACTGCGGATCAAACCACAGGACCAGACAACCGGAATTAGGACACGAAAGCGGGCATGACCAAGGCTAAGGAGGGCTTCTGAATGACAGTGTGACGAAGCGTTGGATTCGCAACGCTTCCGATGAATTCGCAGTCTCGCAAGGTTGCTGGTTTGACGAAAAACGGGCCACCGATGTTGTTGACTGGATTCAGTCCTATTGCTGCCTCTACGAAGGCGTCCCCAAAGCTGGGGAGCCGATGGTCCTGTCCGATTGGCAGCTTGACTGTACGCTGCGGATCTTCGGTTGGGTCTGTGAGTCCTCCGAATGGAACCGCGTGGTCAGGCGGTTCCGTAAGGTCGGAATCTGGGTTCCAAAGAAGAACAAGAAGACTCCGACCCTCGCAGGTTGGGGCCTCTATCTTTTTTGCGGCGACGGCGAGTTAGGACAGAAGGTCTTTTCGGCCGCGAGAGACGGCAAGCAAGCTCGCCTCGCTCACAATCACGCGATCGCAATGATTGAGATGTCGCCAGCGTTGAACGCTGAATGCGACATCAACCGAACGACCGGGCTGATTTATCACGAACCGACGCGATCCAGCTATCAGATCCTCTCCGGCGACAACTTCAAGTCTCAAGAGGGGATTAACGGGTCCGTCCTGATTGACGAGACTCATGTTGTCGATCGGCGGTTGGCGAATGTCATCCGGTTCGCAGGAGCTTCGCGTTCCGAACCTCTCCACGTTGAGGTCAGTACGGCTGGCAACGATCCAGACGGTTACGGCAAAGAGCAATACGACTACGGCAAGCGGGTCGAGTCCGGCGAATTCCGCGTCCCTTCTTTCTTTTTCGCAGCGTATGAAGCTCCGCAGAACACAGAACCAGAGCATCTAAAAGACCCCAAGGTTGTCATTGAACTCGGCAGGAAAGCCAATCCTGCCTGGGGCCATACGATCCGCGAATCGGAGTTCCTGGACGCCTACAACTCCTGTAAGGACAGTCGGACCAAGCTCCTCGATTTCCTCATGTACAGACTCAACGTCTGGCAACAGAGTTCGAGTCCTTGGTTGTCGCTGGACGCCTGGAACGCCTGTGAGACCAAGTTCAGCGAAAAGGAGTTGGAAGGACGCCTGTGTTGGGCCGGTCTCGACCTCGCGTCAACGCGAGACCTCAACGCCTTATGTCTGTGTTTTCCTGAACCGGACGACGTTTACCGGTTCCTGTGGTGGTTTTGGCTGCCAGAGGAGACCGCGAAGGCGATCAACCACAAGGTTCCGTTCGACAAATGGGGACTTGATCCTCGCGTGAACCTCACGTTCACGCCTGGAAACGTGGTCGAACATGAACGAGTGATGACAAAGTTCCAGGAGTTGAACGACAAGTTCGTCATCAAAGAGCTTGTTTTCGACAAGCATCTAGCAGAGCTTCCGACGCGGGTCATGTCCGAAGGAATGCGGATCGACGGCGTCACGCTGTTCGAGGGGACTGGCGTTCCTCGAACGGAGTTCGCTCAATCCAAAACTGCATTTGCGGAGCCGACCAAGGCATTCGAACGGCTGGTTCTCTCCAAGAAGCTCCAACACAACGGCGATCCTCTGATGGCTTGGCAGATTGGTCATACCAAGGTCAGTCAGGACGCGAACGGCAACTGCAAACCGGAAAAACCCGGAGGCAAGGACGATGTTCGGAAGATTGACGGCGTGATTGCAGGAGTGATGGCCTTGGCAGCAGCGATGCGAGGTCGGGCAACCAACACAGTCAGCTATTTCGAGGATCACAGTTTGGAATTTGTCTAAGGATGGAAATAGTCGATCAGTTTGGAAACCCAATTCAGAACGCAACGTTCGCCAATCCCGATGAGGCATTGACCGAATTTTTCTGCGGACACAAATCGGCGGCAGGCGTCCGAGTCAACGAAGCCTCCGCGTTACAAATCGCGACGGTCTTTGCTTGCGTCCGCAATATAAGCAACGACATGGGGAAGTTGCCTTGGATCACGTATCGGCGACTCAAAAAGCGGGGCAAAGAAAGAGCCGATGACCTCTCCCTTTATTGGCTGCTCCACGATTCGCCGAACGATGAGATGTCATCGTTCACGTTCCGCCAGACCTTGACCAAAGACCTCCTGTTAGGCGGCAACGCCTATGCGGAGATCCAGTTTCGCAGAGGTCTCGCGGTCGCAATGTGGCCTCTCGAACGTAGCTGCATGAGAGTTCTGCGGCGATCCAACGGCGACCTGATTTATGAATTCGATGATCCGGCGAACAACTTTGAGACTCGAACTCTTGAAGCGGATCAAGTCCTCCATCTGCGAGGAATGGGGGACGGTTTGGTTGGTTATTCGCCAATCCGACTGGCCCGCGAGACCTTTGGAATCGCGAGGGCTCAAGATTTCTACAACGGTTCCTCTCTCGGCAATGACTCAACGCCTGCCGGACTGTTGGAGTTCGAAGGCGATTTGAGCGATCAAGCCCTCAAGCGGCTCCGCGAGGAGTTCGATGAATGGCATAAGGGAGCATTGAACAGGCGGCGAATGTTGGTCGCTGGCGGAGGCAAAGGACGTGTGACCTTCACTCCGTTTGAGATTTCGCCAGAGGACGCCCAGTTCCTTTTGCGAATGCAGCATACGGTCGAGGAAATTTGCCGTTGGTTCCGAATGCCTCCACACAAGGCCGGACACCTCCTGCGAT